GGTCTTGTAATTACCGCCGGCGCTCATAAATGGCCCTAAAATATGCACTTGAGTAGCTGCATCATTAGCGGCAGTTAATACAATACCAAAAATAGTTTCACCTGCACCAGCTTTATTTACTTCACCATAGCTTTGTCCTGCAACAACTGCAATTGTTACATAATCACCAACTGCTAAAGCTGTTCCAGCACCAGCTGCTTTGGCAACTAAATAATGCTTATTTACACCTAATGCAACAACTTCTGCATTAGCAATGGCATTTTCACAAATTCCCCAAAATAGCACACCGGCTAAAGTTGGAAATGGAATTAATGAACCTGCGGGCGCTGTACCAGTACCAGCTAAAAGAGAAGCAACCACATCTGGAATAATGTCTGGTACTGGAAATACAATTTGACCATTATTCATCGTTTGCTCCCTTCATTTTCTCCACCATTTCTGGTGAAGCAATTAAAAACTTGCCTAACTTTCCGCGAGAACTATTATCATTTACTGAACCAGCTTCCATGCCTAAATCAGCTAATAACGATTTATAGTCTTGCTGTGCAGTTTCGGCAGCTGTTTTAACTTCACTAACATTCTTGAAAGTTGCCTTTTCAAGCTGCTTCTTAACAAACTTACATTCGCTTTCGTTTTTAATACCAGAAACAGCTTGTTCAACAGCAATTTTAATGCCACTAGACTGTAACGTCTTTAATTCACCAATAATTTTAGGTAATTCTGCAACTTCACAACCTAAAACACTGGCCATTTCAGACGCAATAGCATTTCCAATTACATATTCAGCAACTTTTTCAGTTTGCTTTTGAAGCTTTTCAATAAGAGCAACGCTTTCCGTAGCTAATTTACCTGATTCTCCCGCTAAAGATGCAGCAACAGCTGGACAATTCTCTTTAACGTCGTCAGCAGTTAATTTAGATAGTAAAGCAAGCTCCTCTGCTTTAAACTTCATATTAGCTCCTTCAACTGATAAAGCTTCTGTTCCTCTAATTCCTTCTGTTCCTGTTCTAACAAGATCAACAGAAAAGAAATTAGCTTCTTCGACAACTAAAACAGGTTTTCCTTCTCGAATTTCGGGTGTTGATTTAACCGCACCCATAACAGAACCGGTTTTAAATGCACCTGTTTTGACATAAGTGCGGTTACTATCTACGTCATATACGTATCCTCTCAAAATTCCAGCATGATTGCCTGAATTTACATTATCGAAAGCACTTGCAGCCGCTACCCATAAAACCGCAGGATTTGGTAACGACTTAATATCTTCATCCTTCACTGGATGTCCACGAAAACCAGGTAAACCAGAACCTTGTTCACCTAGTTGATTTACTTTGGAAACCAATGTATCAATTACTTCTGGTTTCCAGAACCTGTGTTTTGGTTCTTTTGCTGGATTATCCGAAGATGTAATCTGTCGTGAAAATCCAGAAGGTACTGCTAAAGTCATGAAAACGGGTTTTGTATCACCCATTTCCGACACTTTACTTAAAAAAGCTGGTGGAACACTTAAATCACCTTGTAGTGTCCATTTTCCAATCTTACTTCCAGCTTTTGTTACTGCACCAACAGCTGATTCTTGAACTAATTCAATAATTTCAGCCATTTCATCTACAATGGTGCCTTCTGCAACAGCGTTTTCACAAACTAATTCCCAAATAGTCATTATTTTTGTCCCGCTCTTGCGTATGGTGCGTCTTGAGCATTATTTGAATTAGATGGATTACTTCTTACACGCTCTTTAGATGCTTTAGTAGAATCTGTTTGTGGAACAGTATCCATAGATGGTTGAAATTCAGTCATTTCCTTTTTAATAATCTCTAATTCATTAGTGGGATTAGAAATATACTGTGGGAAATTTTTAGCCATACTTAATCTAGACATTGCACCAGCGTTACCTAATGCTGTAATTGCCTCAATTTTCAAACGTCCGTCAGAACCTATTAATTCCGGCCAAACTAACTTAATTCTAAATTTGTTTGTATCTTCTAATTTGTTTACGGTACCTATTTTTTCAAACGGTGTGCCAGTTTCTTCATTTTTAACATATGAAGAATACCAAACCATAGCCCAACGAATTAAAGTAATTAAATAATGAGTTAATTGGGCCTGTTTAATCTTATTTATAGCTAATAATCCAGAATACTGCTCTCTAACAGCTGCTTCTGAACCACTAACTTCTGCACCAAATAAAAATTGAGGTATTCCAGTAACTCTAGAAATTTGATGAATTACTTGCTTTAAAATTTCTTCAGTTTTACCTATTGGAGACTTACTTTCGATAAATTCAGCTTTAACTTCATCTGCTAAAGCTAGCATTTTATGCTTTTTAAAGAAGTCCATAATTACTGAATCATTGGTACTACCTGTTTTTGTAATGTCTATTCCAAATGTACGTAAAAACCAACTTGCTACATCACCCTGAATACCCGTAACAACTAAAATAGGCTTTCCAGAATACTGTTGTGATTCCGCACCACGACCTAAAACACGATGAAACATCTCAAGATAAGGAATTACATGGTGTAAATCACTCCAACCAAAAGCATAACCTGACTTTTTAAGATTAGGAATAAGTTGTACTGGACAAACGCCCAATGGATTAGGTAATTTAAGTTTATCCGGTACTTTTACATTAGTGAATTTAGCTTTTGTTTGTAATTCTGCAACATATTCTATTTCTTCATCGGAATAATTACGTGTAATCTTTAATTTAATCTTTCTTCCCGTATCCATATCTCTAACATACTTGTTTTGAATAACACGAACAGTAGCAAGTGCATTAGAATATGGTAAAAAACCAGGATCAGCTACATCTGGATCAATTGTTTCTAACTTTCTATCCAAATTAAACGCTAAAAATGCATCACCTAATGCATTTTTAGTTTCACACATTTCTAGCAAATATGGGTGTTGTTCAGACAAAAATTCATTAGCAAATACTGAATTTTCTTCATCATATTTGCCAGCTAAATCAGAAACAATAACAGTCGGAAGTAAACCTATTTCAAATGCAGTTTTATAGTAAATAATAGTTTGTGCTATTAACGCACCTAATTGAAAACCTACAGTGGCATCACCAGCTAATACTTTTCTGAAAAAATCATAATCACCTTGGTTATAGTCCCAAGATTTAGTTTCAGCAATAAAATCGAACGAACCTACACTGTAGGTATCGCTACGCATATCTGTTGATTGAATTGGCATATGTTTTCCAGAACCACCCATAAATTAACTATAGAGGAGGTTCCGAGGCCATCCGATATAATTAATTTATGGGTGGCTGACGGTGAACACAACGAACCGCCATAGTATAAGTGTACCATAAAAACCAGAATTTGTCAATCAAATCAAAGGGATTATTTAGAATACTTTTAAAAAGCTATCCAAATAAATCTAAGACCTGTGTTTCACTTCCTGTACCAATCCATCTAGTAATATCCATATCAAAGCCTAAAAACTTTGAACCACCCATTTCAAAAACTTCAAAAGCGTGCATCATGGAGTCTACACGGTCTTTTAAATCACAATCAGGGAATTCTGCAACATCTTCTAACAACTTTGCACAAGATGGATGAAATCTAACATGCCCCATATTAAAATACTTAGACACGTTGATAAAACGCATCTCTTTATCTTTTCCTGTATTTTTTGGGGTTATTGGCAAAACACCATATTCTTTAGGATTAGCACGAATAGATGTAGCTAAAATACCTTGAAAAGCATTACTTTCTATACCTATTGCTTGTATCGTACCACCAAGACGTTTAATCCAGTAATATTCACCAACAATAAATTTACACATTAAATCAGGGTCTGCTAATTTTCTATCTGTTTGCCGTAAGATATAAATTAAACCAGTCCATTTATCAACACCAATAGTTGTAATACTAAATAAACAACCATCACCCGATGCTTTTCTTGCAGGGTCAACACCTTGATAACAAACTAACTTATCTATAGGTGGTATTTCACTTTCTTTTGCAACAACTAATGCACCTTCATTTAATAACTCAGACTTTAGAACATTTGTATTATTCTGATACTGTGTGTTAAATGAAATAACATCTTTCATTCTTAATTGTAGTAAAACCCATAGTGGGAATCTTTCTGGCCAATAAGAATGTTCATAAGATTGTGGATATAAACAAGATAATCCTTGGCTATTAAATTTTATAATACCCTCTGGCCCTTGAAATTCAATATCGCCTTGCGGCATTGCACAAGTATCCACAAAGGTATCATCATAGTATAACGCTGGTATTTTTAAAAATGCTGATTCACCATACATTTTAAGTAGGGAGTAATACAAATCTTTCTGGAAATAGCGCGTACCTCTAATTCTTTGAAAGCCACCAGGATCAAGAATAGGGCATAAAGCAGTAGAATACCAATGCTTCAACTTTTTACGTGTTTCTTCTGTAGCAGAATTGGTCAATGAAACTAAATCATCACACCACTGTATTCTAACATGTCGTCCTACAATTCGGCCAGCGGCTCCAAGACATTGAACAGTAGGTTCTTTTTTAATTGATTTACGTTGTGCAGATGTAATTCTAGTAATTGACCATTCTTTTTCAGACTCATGTTTACCAAAACAAGATAAAATTAACGGATTTCTTTCAAGATGTTGTCTAATAGCACTTAGAAATACGCACGCCGTTCCCTCAGATTCTGCAATTATTTGAGATGTTAATTCTGGGTCATAACAAATCTCATGTGTACAATCTCCAATAGTTCCAACTTCTGATTTACCAGAACCGCGCGGTGCTAAAACACCTTGTATCCATTGTCCAGCAAATTGTTTACCTTCCCAATTTACAATCTTGGCTTGAAACGGGGTCATAGGTAAACCCATGACTTGTGTAATAAATAATGGTTTACTTAATCTCCACCTTTCCTTCAATAACTCGCGATGATTCAACCTCTCCTGTATGTTTGGTATTTCCGCTGTTGTGTCCACCGGAAAGTCTGTGTTCAATTGCATCTGCGTCCTCTAATAAAGCAATAAATTGCATATCTTCTGCTGGCAGGTCATTATTCAATGTCTCTTGTCCAGTAGTTTTGAGTCTAACAGCCAACCCAACAAATTTACTAAAGTCCAATCTCTGACTGTCAAGAGCCGCAATCGTTTTAGTTATTTCCAAAACTATTCTTGGTTTACCCTTATTTGCATCCAACATTTCAAACAGTGTTTCTTTCAATTCCGAGATGGTTGCCAAATACGACACAACTTCCATCTGCGGATTGAACGACCCAAAATGTCTTAATACCTGATCTTTCGCTTCCTTGATTAATTTCGCAATTTCTTCCGGCGGAAATAAGTCATTAGAAAACCTATCTATTAGCCATTGAACACTATACTGTCCTCGACTAATATGTTTGCAAATATCATCAAATAGCATTTTCCTTTGACTTGCAATGTGCGCGAACTTAACATCCTCGTCCGACACCAAATCAAACGGATCACTATATTCTAAAGTGATTCTTTTAACAATCTCTTTTGCTGTTGGAATAGTTGTAAAATCTAACTGATCCAACACACTCTTTTCTTCAACCACAATTTCTTCTGGTTTTTCAAATACAACTTCGTTTGGTAAATTGTGATTCATTTGATTCCCGTAGGTCTTAGCCTATGACATAGTACCACAGATTTCCAATAAATGCAAGTGCATTTGAGAAAATATCGGCTTAACTGTTGGACTGGTTTACTGATAGTGCTGTAGTTCGATGGTCTGTAATATGACAGCTAATGACTGACAGTCCTACATTAAATTTTACAAAAAATTTTGTGAATCTTGTGAGCCGGTAATGCCTGACCTGTTATAATCCCTTTAGTTGGCTGGCGGTAAAAAATCCGTCGAGTCGCGATCTATAAATAAATAGCACATTGAAAATTGGCGCGTAATTCTAACAGCCGATGGTATTTGCCATTTGCCAAATTATGTATTTTATTGTTTCAGGAGTATACTATCATGCTATCCAAGCGTGAAAAAAGCGGCAATATTCGCAAGTCTATTTGCGAATTTGGCAATGAGTTGTGGACTTTATTTGTCCGCAATTTCATCGGATCTGTCTTGAATTGCCTTTATTTTGACTGGAATTCTGGCAAGTCTTATACAAGACTTGATATTAGAATCAAGTCAAAATCTGGCAAGTTGAGTAGAATCATGTCATTACATGTCATTCCTGAGGGAAATGCAGTAACAATCAATGGCATTTCCCGCGATTTATTCGCATGGTTATTGTCAGGAATTGACAATCCAAATGACATTGTTCTCACTTGTCAATTCGATCAAGACAATTCCCGTCAATATTTGACAGGAACTGTACTTGGTAAAGGTAAACTCAAGACAGATAAAGGTCTGTTTGAGGTAGAATTGTCCCGCAAGTTTAATCTACCATCTGGTAAAGATGGAGAAGATTATATCTCACTTGCAAATATTGACAATGTTTCGCAAGAACTTGTCAAGCAAGTGCATGTCGAGGCAATTCAAGTCAACAGTCTTGATGATCTTTTTACCAAGATTGGCAAAAAGGTGGAAGTTGCCAAGTAAAATCTAGTATTGTAATTGTAAATACTAGATCAAATAGGGTATCATCTATACAAATAGAAGTATAGATGATACCTTATTTTCAATCTACAATTAAGGATTCTACAATGTGTGATGATACCAAAAAGTGCATGATATGTAAAGATGACGAATATAAATTATTCAAACTTACATGTCATACAATTTGCGAAAATTGTCTTGAACAGCTATTGTCTAGCGATTATGTTTACAAACTAGCAAAAAAGACTCAAGACAAGTAACAAGTAGTAATAAGGTATGTATTTACATACCTTATTTTTTAAATTAAATGTGTCTTTTAGTTAAAGTACAGATAGTTGTTAGTACAATAAACATATGTCCCACAGTCTGTAAAACTACTATACAAACGTAAATAAAGCAAATTACAAGTGTTTACTTTATTTTACAAATAATGCATTTATTTGACTTTTTTTGTTATTATTTTGACTAGTTTTTCAATATTCTAAAGTGTGGTGCATTTGAATAGGCCAAAATTCCGCTGGATATTTGAATATTAGTAGTAAATTAATAATAAGTTAAGGAAGTGCACGTTTACTTTAACTATTTTTGTCTATAGTGGTCATTGATGTGCACACACATACCCCTATATCAATCATTAAAAAAATAAAGTATTAATAAAGTGTATTCCCTATATGTCTTTTGTCTTATGAATATTAGGGACTAAGGCTGTTAGCCTAGGGTTTATGCGGGTATTACTTTTGAAAAGCTCAATAGTACGAAAATTGTTATACCGTAGGAAACACCTATACAAATGATAGTTAAAACTTACGGTCTACAGGTTTTTCGTCGCGGGCAGCTTTTAGAAAGCGTGAGTTAAGAAAGTGGAAAATCAGTTTTTAGCCGTCAGGCTCGCGGTACGAAAAAACCACGGTCTGATAGCTTTTGAAAAGCTAGACCCGCATAAACACTAGGCTAAGCCCTATACCAGCTAACGCCAATATATTTTTAATGTTTTCATATAATACTATACAAATGTTCCTATATTGGTGAATCCTTATTGACCAATATCAAATTACGTGTGTTAAGATTTTTTAGATTCGGCGTATTTTCCAGAAAACATGTACGGTATTACGCACATGTTTCCAGAAAAACTACTACACACGTAGTATTAGTAGCGTTTACGACGATTCTTGAGTACAATTGACAGAACAAATCCATACTAAAATATGGGTTTAAGTGTAGAGCTTTAGAGTAATAAGGAGAATTAGATGGATTGGTTCAGATGTTTTGTGTATTATCCTAGTTTAAACAGGAGATGTCAGATATGCGTAACTTTCAGATATTTGTTGTAGTGTATGTCATTTCAAGTATACTATTTACAGTTGTGTTATCGTGGCTATTTTCAGAATTAGCAGATAACGCGGCGTATTTAGATACTCGCGTAAGTATTATCGAGGATTATCTTGGATTAGGAGAATAGCATGCCAGACGTTTTGTATAGAATTAGAGTTTATAATGATGAAGGTAGTTACATGTTCAGTTGTGGCACATTTGTAGATTTTAATTTTGCAAAGTGTGTTGCAACGCATATTGCTACTGCATGTAAGGATATGACGCTTAGTGGTACGCGTGTTGAAATTGTGAAGTATAACACGCCTG